GGCTGGTCGACCGTCACCTTGAATTTAGCGGCCATCGCGGGTGTCTAAAAATTAAGGCTGTACACGGCGGCGTGGTGGTTGCTAGGAAGGGCGGCATGACAAAACTCTGGAAAGCCTCTCTCTGCCTCATGTTTGGGTCAATACTCCTGCAGTCCGCCGTTGCGGGCGCACAGGGTCTGCCGTTGGCGGCGGCCCAGGAGGAAAAGGACCTCGCACAGGTGGATGTGCGAATAATTGCACTGGACATGGAACGGGCAAACAAGGATGCAGGTCGCACTCTGCGTTGGGACGAACACATTTATCGTTGGTTCCCGCTAGACCGAAACGGCGAAACCTTCGACCGATTACGAATGCAGCGCGAGCGCATCATGGCGCGGCAGTCCACTCCTTGATCGCCTTTTCGATCGCCTTGCCCTCGCCCTGTGCGCCGAGCGCGGCGACCGTCAGCGCATTGGCGCGCTCGATGCGATCGAGCCTATCGCTGAATTCGAGATAGGCGGCGATCTGGCGCGGCGTCAGCGTCATTGCAAAGGCGGGCGGGAACCCGCGCCGGATGAGGGCGGTGATGGCGATTGCGATTTCCGCAAGCGCACCTTGATGGTCTTTGCCGCCTCGTCCGTTGCGCCGATGACGCTCGTCAGGGTCTCGACGAAGGCGGCTATCCCGTTTGGGAATGTCAGCCCGATAATGGCTTTCAATAGTTTCAACTGCTGTTCCACCAAGAGCGTAGCGGCGTGCTGCTCGTATTTCTCCTCGCCGAGATGGCCGCAGCCGGCCGCGATGATCGGCCCGATGGCGCCACCGAACCGCTCGATCAGTCGCGCCCCGATATTGCCGCTCATACCGCCGAGCAGAGCAGCGAGTTCGGGAAACCGCGCCACGATCGATGCGATGGCATCGCCATGCAGGCCGCGCACAACGATGCGCTGGCCGTCGAGCCTGACCACCTCGACCGCGGTCGAGGGTGCTATGTCCAATAGGTCAGCCATGCCGATATCCCTCACGGTCCCGTAACTGGTGGCACGCCGTCGCGGATGGTCCAGGTGCCGAAACTACCGTCCGTTCCCTTCATCACCTCGGCCTCCAGTTCGATAGTCGTAAAGTCGTCGGCGTCGGTGATGAAGCTGAAATCACCGGACGGAACGAACGAGACCGTGCCATCCCAGTCGATCTGCTGGCCGATGTCGTTGGTGCCGACCAACTTGAGTTCGCCGACGAACTCGACATTCGACATTCCTGGCAGGACGGTCACGTCGGTTGTTGTGGTGTCCGGCGTGGCGAGCGCGAACATGGCGAGGTTGTCCCCGGTCATCTCGTCGAGCGTGACTTTGATCGTCGCGCCGATTTGCGTGATGGCGGTGAAGTCCTTGGTCTTGACGCCCTCGCGCGACGAGAAGTGTTCCTTCTTGGTGACCGCCGGCGTGTAAATGAACTTCGGCGCATTGCCGAGGTCGACGTAATCGGTGCCGCCGGTTTCCTTGAACGAAACTATACCTTTGCCGATGTGATAGTTCTGAACGTCTGGTGACGCGGCCATGACCTACAACTCCTCTATTTTCAGGGAATACTTGAACAAGAACTGCAGGCTGAGCACGCCGTGCGTCAGCCGCCCCCAGCCGAACTCGGTCTGACAGCCGAGATAGCGGATGGCGCCGTTGCCGAGCCGTCCGGCGTTGACGATCGTGTTGAGTTCGGTGTCGTTCAGGACCAGCTTGACCAACTGGCTGCGGAAGGTCGTCATTTCCGATCCGACCGCGTCGGCCTGTTGTACGATCGAGATGATCGGCGTCATTCGCGTTGGATATGGCCGCGGCGATAGCCGCGCCGACAGATCGGCAGCGCCTTCGGTCTCCTCGTCGCCGTCGAACAACAGCGCCGCCGGCAGTTGCAGCTCGGTGATGTCGACGTTGTTGCGCTGCGTCGAGCGGATGCTCGGAATGTCAGCGACCAGTTCGAGCAGACGCGCGAGAACATTCTCGCGCACGTCCTTCACCCGAGCGCCGCCTCTTTCAGCAGAAACCTGACCTCGCCCAGATCCTCGCCCATCGGACTGCCGCGCAGTTCATAGGACCGCACGATCCAGTTGCGGCCGTTGAATGCGAGCGCCGCATCCATGTAGTCGTCGCGGACGATGCCGTTGCCCGCCAGTTCGGGAATGCGCGCGAAGGCGCCGGGACCGACGCTATGCACCACCGCCCCGGAAGTCCCAGGCACCGGCAGATCCTTCGGCCGGGTGTCATCGATGACGGTGATGGCAAGATCGGCGCCGCCCGGCACGGTCAGCACCGCCGGTACGCCGATCTCGGCATAGACCGGATCGTACAGCAGGGCGCCGTAGTCGAGGGGCATCGCTAATGCACTGGCCCGACGATGTGGAGCGTGGGGATACCGACCAGCAGTGCGACCAGCATGTAGAGAGCTATCAAGGCGACGATCACCATGAAGATCTTCTGCACCATCGCCGGCACCGGGAAGCCGAGAATCCCCATGAACCACAGGATGATGTAGCCGATCAGGACCAGCACCGCGACCACGATCGCGATGTTGATGATGCCCAACAACAAGCCGGTCAACGACATGGTGTGACCTCGCAATATTCCGCAATGATGCGTGATTGGTCAGACATATTGCCGGCGGAACAGATCGAGCGATCCCGCCACCGATTGCGACAGGCCGCTGGTCGAGTTGAGCGGCTCCGAGTAATAGCCGACGCGCGTGATGTCGTGCGAGACCTCGCGGATGGACGGATCGCGCGACGAGTAGGCCCGACGCTGGCGCACTGCCTCGATCACCGCGCTTTGCAGCGTTGCCGGCGCGCCTTCGGGCAGGTCATAGCCGCCCGAATACTGCGCCACGATGCGGCCGCCCCACGAACCCGAGCGTGGCCAGAGCAGGCCGCTTAAGGCGTTGAGGTCATATTCCGCCGGATCGATGGCGGTGCCGTCGCGGGTCAGGGATGTGATCTCGGTCACCGGGTATTGCATCAGCACCAGCGGGACCGGCCGCGGCGCAGCGTAGATGCCGCCGTAAATGCCGGGACATGGCCAGACGCCGCCGTTGAACGCAAAGGTTTCTTCAATCTGGATCAGTGCAAAGATCCGGTCGCAGTATTCCGCGATCTGTTCCGACAGCCGGGTGATGCGCGCCTGCAGCGCCGCGTCCTCAGTGGTGCCGGTGATGCCGAGTTCGAGCTTGAGATCTGCAAGCGTCACCAGGTCGGTCTCGATCGGCCCCGGCGGCTGCACGATCAGGAAGTTGTGGCCCCAGGCGCCACTCATCGTGTCACCAGCGGGACATCGCGCAGCGTGCCGTCCGAGAGTGCGACCACCAGGGACTCGCCGTTCTCGCTGATGTACAGGTCGGCAATGCCGCGCCCTTCCGGACCTGTTGGCCCGCGGTCGCCCTTGTCGCCCGGCTTGCCGCGCTGCCCGCGCACGGTGAGTTGCGCCCAGCCATCGCCCGGCAACGGTCCCGGTTCGTCGTGCAACGCAAGCCACGAGCCGCCGTCATGGGCCACAACATCGCCTCCGATATAGATTTGCGCCGGGACGTAGTTGCGCCGGTGCCGCCATTGCCGCGCATCGGTGCCGGCCGCGCCGGGATCGCCCTGCTCACCTCGTTCGCCGGGATCGCCCGGCATTCCCTGCGGCCCCTGCGGACCTGGAGCGCCCGCCGGCCCCGGAACGAGCGTCAGCGCGCGCACCTCTTCCAGGCACCGCTGGCACATGGCGAGGCACACGGCCATCGCTTCGATCATGGTGTATTGCGGAGATGTCATGAGTGCCGCCTCGGCGTGACCGGTCCCGCCTCAAGTTGCGCCACGCGCGCCCGCAGCGCCTTCATCTCTTGCAGCAGCACCGGCACATATTTGGAATAATCGATACCCCACCAATCCTCCTCCGCTTTGTAGAGCACGGCGGCGGGATAAATCTCCTGGGCCTGCTGCGCGAGAACACCATAGCTACGCTCGCCCGTGGTCTTCCAGGCGAAGTCGTAGACGTTGGTTTTGTCGACGATGTTTCCGGCGTCGAAGGATTTGAGATCTTCCTTCAGGCGGCCATCGGAGGATGTGCCGTAGGACGTGGTGGTGTTGTTGGTCGCAATGTAACCAACCGCGGCGTTGTTGTAGGAATAGAAGAAAAGTGGAAAGGTGTTGGCGGTCCCTGGATCGGTCGCCGGTCCCGGGCGGAATGCTACACCGGTTTCGTTGATATCACTAAGGTAAGTGATCGCTAGTGCTGTTGGACTGCCGGGCGGCCTCACCCCCAGCCCGGCCCGTTCCAACTTAAGATTGCCGGTCATGGTGTCGCCAGCCTTGGCGACCTTGGTGCTGTCGGCCCCATCCACATACTGTTTGGTGGCAGCGTGCATAGCCGCCGAGGGGCCAGCACCCAGCAACAATTCGCCGGTCGTCAACAACGACATCTGGGTGTCGTTGTTGGTGCCAAACCAAATTGGGACATTCTGCACGGAGTACAGGCCGGGCACTCCAAGTCCCCTGG